CGGGGCCGGCGCCTCAGGGTTCTGGACCCGCTCCTTATTCGGGGCCGGCTCCGCCGAGTCCGTCGCCGACGCCTATGCCCCCTGCGCCGGCTCCTCAGGGTTCTGGACCCGCTCCTTATTCGGGGCCGGCTCCGCCGAGTCCGTCACCGCCGCCACCAGGAGGATATACATACACGTACACAGGACCAGCTTTTCAGAGTTCTAGCCCGAACGGCTCGGACGATACTCGCCTTCTTGTGACATTTAAGACGGCGTCGCCGTTGCCGGCTAATACTGAATTCATCACAGCAAGCGCAGCTACAGCAAAGTATGCCGTCTTGAAAGTGGTTCGTAGCGGCATCACAATTTCGTCACTTCAAGTGAGTGATGGTAATTTCAAACTTCACACTAACAGTTCTGGATTGATCGACGCATGGTTTATTTTTGGCAACGATGGAACACATCAAGCATACACGATGAACACCATGTCATATGTTCTTAGAGGGATTAATGGGAAAACTGGCTATGACCAAGCCACCTGGAATAATGGCAATAGTGGCGGAAGAACGGGACCGCCTGCTCCCATCAACTCGTGGAGCGTGCAATTTTAGAGCATCTCTCAATTTGATGAAAGGCCGCTCTTCTCCTTTCGATCTCCACGACCCCCAGCAATCTGTATTCCGTACATGCGTTCTGTATAAACCGCTCGTCGCCACCTGAAATTTTTGAAATTTAGAATGCGCCGGAAGTATTTCACCCGAAGGAGCGTCACCTCGAGTGAATATGATACCTTTGTGCACGCGCCCATCCCTTAGGTACTTATTGATGCAACTCGGACCGACACCATAAGCCACAGCCGCCGCAGCTGGTGAGCAGTATCGCGCCAACTCCTCCCGAGTTTCCGAGTTCAAAACAATAACTGTAGTAGCATTTATGTTGTGCTCCGTTTTTTCTCGTTGGTTCGCGACCTGCTCCATATGGGTTGCCCATCGAAGATTGAATATACTGTCATTGAGAGGTTCTCTGAAATTTATATGATCGGCCGTATAACTTTCATTTGGCCGACGTCTTCCAGATGCTGTTAGAATGAGATGCGAACGCAATCTCATCTTTTTACCGACGTGAATCATCATTTTACCATTTAGGATTGTTCCACTAATCACACCATTATCATTCAGTATCTCACCAAGCTCGAGTATCGCGAAACCCTCAAATGACTCACCTTCATCTGTATACCTAAACTTGATCCAGTTCGACCTGTCTCGATACAAGTATATCAGGTTTTCACTTGCGCCTCTATTGAAAGTTCTGATTCTATACAGCAGGTCTTCATCACTCGCCCTGTGGGCGTTCACAACCTTTCTGCGTTCCTCTATAGGTTTTAGGGCAAGGGAACGATTGAATCTTAAAATTGATGCGGCGGTGAGTGAAAAATCGTCGTGTGTGAATGGCTCTACTCTACACTCTTTTCTTGTCCTAATTTCCTTCTTTATTTCTGAAATTCTTGCAAAGTCCTCTCGAGTTTCATCAGGCTGACGCTTCCGTAAGAATGCCGCCATTCTACTCTAACGTGCGTCTATATTTTATTTACTTAAAGCTGTGTCTAGTTGTATAAACAAATGGCCGGAGAATTAACTTCTGACTACCTGACTGTTCCAGGACAGCTTTTTGCGTGCGTGTCGTTTGTGGGCCCTGACCTGCCCCAGAAAAATGAGCAGCTGGGCATGAAGATTCGTGGCTGCTTCCCAACTCGCGAGGAGGCGGGGACCCACGCCAAGCGTCTCCAGAAGGATGATGCCTTGGTCGACATTTATGTTGTTGACATGTACAAGTGGCTTCTGATTCCCCCCAAGCGTGACGAGATTGAGGATGTTCACTACCAGAACGACAAGCTCGAGGAGATCATGGCCAACTACCGCAAGAATCAGACGGCTGCGGCGGCCATGTTCGAGAAGCGCAAGCGTGACATGACGGCCAAGCCCCTTGAGGGCAGCGAGACGCCCTTCATCGAGCCAGGTGATGAGAACAGCAAGTACTACACCAAGCCAGATGTGCCTCCCATTCCCCACCCAGCTGATTTGCTCGACGACCTGAAGAAGGAGTTCCCAGAGGCTTCCATCGAGGAGCTGGTCGCCAAGGCGGACATTCGCGTTGCGGCCGAGGTGATGAAGCGCAAGGATGCGGAGGATGCCAAGGTTGCCGAGGAGGCTGCCCGCGCGGCGGAGACCAGGCAGCCAATCATCGAGGAGGAGGAGGTGCCCGACGCCTAAAATGTTGCCACATATTAATAATGTTATTTAAATTGATTGCGGTAGTTGCAGTGTTGATCCTCTTGTACATTTCGTATCAGAGGCTCCCAACTGCACCCGCAAGAATATCTCAAACTGTTGCCGCTTATGACAATCAGTTTGATGTATTCAGAGATATGGAGCCAGCCGACCAGACTCGGGAAAACCCGTGGGTCGGCTTTATCCAGGAGGATGTCCATGTGAACCGAACGGGTCCAATTGGTAATTTTATTGGCGCGGACGCCAGTTCTGGGAATGCGGTTTTGTATGCAGTAACCTGATCGGGGTCTTCGGACTTGGGTGATTTACTTCGCCCCGTTAATTACAATAGGGCGCATACTGATTATGATTGTCCCGATAACTATACCTATCAAAATGAGCCCAATTGGGTTCATGCCCTTGAGGAAATCAAGAGGATCCTTTTGTGGGGTCTCGAGGTCGCGGTGAAACGTGGGGCGGGGCTCATGGACCTGCTGCTGAGGCCAATCACTTTCGGACGGCGGCCCGTTTCTTGACTGGGACGGCTGGTCGCTTTTTGATAGGAAGGGGAGGCTTTCCATCCTCTGTACAATCAGAGTCACTCTCGCTTTTATCTGGCACAACAAATCCATCTAGATTTCCATCATCATCCGCATCTTCTTCGTCGTCAGAGTCCTCGTCCGAGTTGGCGTCGAGATCAGCGTCCGTCTTGATGTCCGACTCGTCCGTATCATAGTCATCCACAGCGTAATCATCCTCAACCTGCTCAACCGGCTCGTAGCGCACTGGGGGTTTAGTGACGCGCCCCGAACGGGTCCGCGTCTCACGTGTCTGCGCGCAGTCTGGGGAAGGGGCCTTCTGATCGACCATCTGGGTAGTCTACGATGGATTCGTTTAAGTACTTTGGGAAAAATTGTATACCCTTGGAAATTGCGTTTTGATTTATAATAAACTCGCCTTCGTAACCAAGCTCTTTCGCAATTTGGTCGAGGGCTTCCTGGTGTTCTGAATCATCCGCTCGTCTGATGCTGATTCCCAGGTCCCTGACGTTCTCGATACAGGCGTACAGGGCACTCGCAGACTCATCCAGACGGTTCGTTGAAGCCAACTGTTCGAACTCTTGGATGTTGACCAAAAATCTTTCCCAGCTCTTTGGGTCCAGACCCGAGTACATGTGGACCTTTTCTTTGTACTTCTTGAAACGTGCGACTGGGCCCATCGGGAAGGAAATCCATAAGAAAACTACAAGAAGGACTACCCACAATAGCAACGTCATTGAGTTGCTCTACTAATGATGGAGGAAGAATATGTTCCCGCCCTCTGAACTCGCGACAGTCCTCGTCGAAACACCTCTGAGAGATGCGTCCTGAGCGTATAGAAAACCATACATGATTTGATTTGTGGTCTCTGTGGATTCCCTCGCAGTACTTGGCGTCTGACTGGGCGAACCACCCATCATGATCGTGACGTTGGATCTTTTTGATGTGGGTTCGCTCCTGACCCTCGAGGTACTTGCGCACAAACTCCTCGAGGGGTCCGTTATTCACGAGGACCTCTTCGGTCCTGGGTGCCTCATCCGTGCGCACGGCGAAGAGGGTGAGTATTTCGGTGGTTGGCTCTTTCGAAAATGTATTACCATCCAGGTCCTTCCATGGAATATATGGATCTCCGGTGGGTTTCTTATGGGACCAGAGCATCCGGAGTCCTGACCCCCCATAGACTGACGCGTCGATGATACGGTCCCAGTCAAATGAAAAGTCTTCAGTTAATTTTAAAATAATTTTAGATCTGAATTGAAGAGCCTGATTTCTGGTGACAACCAGATCCGGCCAATGAATATGAACTCCTGATTTCACGAGCCCCTCGCCAATGGGTCTGGGCCGGGCACGGGCGATCAGACACCTGGACTGTGTTTCCAGGGATTGATGAATTATTGAACAAAATTGAAAAAGATCTTCATCCTTTAGTTTCTCCTGCGCCTTGTAGTCTAGGTCCACGAAAAACTTGAACAGTTCCGTCTTTTGCTCGACTACGTATAATTTCGTTCCTAATTTAATCGCATCCACACAGGATTGGTAAAATTCCTGGGTCTCCTCTGTGGGTACGAACAGAATCCCTCCGTCCATGAGGACGTGAGTGGCATGTCCTTTTGGGACGCGCCATCTTTCGATTGACATTACTAATTTAGAGCCTATTTTCTCTAAGAGTCTTCTTCTTCCGAGTCGATTTGGAGAAAGGACCAAAATGGCCGTGGACCCTTGGATTTTTTAGGGGGCTCCTCGGTGGTCTCGACCTGTGGAGGGGTCTCGACCTGCGGCTGAGACTCTTGGTCCTGCTCGAGTTTTTCAATTTCATAACACAATTTGCGAAGGGTCATACCCTCCGCGAGTTGTACTGGATCCTCACTCTGTCCACGCATCGAGGCCAAGATGGTGGCAAATTCTATTTTTGACCGGGTCATCCTATGGTAAGTGCGTAGCACTTATTTGGTCGCGTGTAGCGCGACCACACAGTTCCTACGGAAGTGTGGTGCTAAATACGGAGGTTGAAAGGCGTCTTGGTGTGGCTCATGGCCTGGTGAAACTCTGGGTTGTCCAAGACGTGTTTACGTATCATTGGCCAGAGGTTTGGCAATTTTGAAATGAAATCTAAATTCTCAAACTTACAATCGTCATTCTCATCGTAATTTTTACGGAAAGGAACTAGATTGGAATCCATCTTGGACATTTCCTCATTGAATCTCTTGATTATATGCCGCTGCTCTATACCCGTCATCTGCATATTGAATAAATATACGTGATAATGGTTGAGCACATCCACGCCATCCTCCACGTCCCTTGGCTCTGGTGTATCGGTCGAAAACTTGAAGTAGGAGTATGAGCCCCTCTTCAGGTTTATGATTCCCCGTGTTTCTTCTTCGAGTTCACGAACCGCACACCGAAGTGGGTTGTAAATCTCGCGTCGGCGACACCCGCCTGTGACAAAAGTCCATTCACGGTATCTTCTGTC